GTGGTCTCAACTGGTAGGTCGGTAGATTCCGAGCCAGTTGGAGTGACTACTACTTCTTCAGTAGGGGTTGTAGTTTCCGTCATGGATACTCCTGATTGTTTTGATTAGTTTTGGGTGACTACGTTTTTACAGTAGTACGCTTATAGTTATAACACTATTGTTTAGTGCTGTCAACACTTTTCTTGAAAATTATTCTTGCGAACTTTCAATTCGTAGTTGTGGATATTGTAATGCATACTTAATACCCATCTTACGTTGGTTGATTAGAGCAGCTCGTTCGCTATCAATAGCTTGCTTGGTTTGTACGCCAGGAATAGCTGTTGGGCGAGACTCTGTCATGTTATCAACATTGTCTTGGATAAGAGCAATGGTTTCATCCATGCTCAATATCCAGTCCTTGTAAGCGTCAGTACGTGAGAATGCTACCCACTGTGCTACGATTTGTTCTTGTAAATGTGCGTTATCGTTATCTTTTGCCATTGTATTGGTCTCCTATTAATTACATACTTACTGGAAGTGGACCTGATGGAACACCGCCTGGGTTTTGAATTGCACCGCCACCTGCTTCTGGTGGAGCGATTGGTGGAGCTGGATTCTCCTGAGGTTGAACAACTAATTTCTTCAACTTGTCAGCGTTCATATCAAGCATAGCTTCAAGGTAAAGCTTTGTAAACTCGAACTGGTTAACGTAAGGTGATTGTGCAAACATCTGGTGGATGAGAGCATACTTCTGACCTTCTTCGGCACGAACTGCTTTAGTAGTAGATTCGAGTTGAACCTTAGGTTCGTATTGACCAGAGTATTCCTCAGGGTCAAAGTCTCGCCACTTCATACCATCGTCAGCACCGATGACCTTAACAGCCATAGTTTGGTCAACGAAGATTTGTACCATCTTAAAGATAATACGTCCAAGTTGTGCGTAACCTTCATCTTCAAGGTTAGTAAGCTTGGTAGAGAATCGCTGTGAAGCTTGGTTCATCTGAGCTTGAATCTCTGTAGCTGTAACACGACCCTTGTCTTGAGATACGCCTTGGATAACCTCGTCAGCTGCTGTAGCACGACGCATTTCTTCCTTGATACGGAACATCTCATTGTCAGCGTCAGCACCAATAGATTGCTTTTCGATTGCGGTTAATGCACCTTGAGGTAGAGGGAAGACTGCTCCTGGGAAAGATTCAATCTGTTCAGCCAAGTGCTTGTATTGTGGGTCAATCTGCCACATGTTGTTCATCACGTAAGTCAGGTTGTCTGTCTTCTGGCTAGAGATGTCGTTAAGTCGTTCTTGTCGTGGAAGGATAACTTCAACATCACCCTTAGCGTAAAATAAACTAGTATCAACATAATTTCGCAGAATTGCAAATGGTAGGAATCCCTTGATTTCTGGGAACTCAATCTCAGTAGTCATTGGAGCCATGTCAACAATACGAGTAACTGATTTAGTTTTCTTCTCTCGCTTGTATGGGTTTTCACCATCGTAGATTAGAGTTTCACGGTTAGCAATAACAATCTTTTTCTTGCGAGTGTAGTATACGATAACTTCAATCTGTCCCTTTTTGTCAGGTAATGTACTACCAAGGAGTTTTTCCTTAACAGTCTTATCCGTTGGGTCGTCTTCATTGAGTTCACCGATGTCATCGAGGTTCTGGTAAAGAAGCTTCATGTTGCCAGTTTCAGGGTCAACAATCTTGCGGTTCTTCAATTCCTCAACAGTAGTCAAGAAACGATAACCAGCATACTTAGGGTAGCCAGGAGTTCCTGGGCGGTTCATGTGAGTAGCGGTAGGGTCAACAAAGAAATCCCGCAGAGGAATGTTCGTCATGTGAGGCATATCGCCTTCCCATGAAACCATCATAATACCATTTCCGTATACAAGCATGTCTTGTACCCAGTCTTGGACTTTCTCTGTCATGTTGTTTTGGTCCCAGTAGAAATCTACTAGGTCATTGATTACTTCTGTTTCTTGGTTCTGTTCTTCCCTAATTGGGATGAAGTTGAACTTAGGCTTACCACCAGCGATGTTAGCCTTAATCGACTCCACAATAGTAAAGGTTTCAGGAATAAAATCATCTGCAACACCATCATATCCACGCTTTGTCCTTATGTTGTTATATGCTGACCAACAGTCGTCCCAGATATTCTGTTTAAACTTCTTTATGTAGTCTCGTGCATTCTTAAAGTCTTTATTTACAAGCCCAACTAATTCAGACTCATACTTCTCAATAGTATCATCCCTTTTTTCTTGTTTGTCAGCCTCGGTTAGTGCTGGTGCGATTTTATCTTCATTCATATGCTTATTTTATCACCTTATGCTTCTTTACGCCAGTAGGCTTTATAACTTTTAATTCCTTCTTATTATTAGCAGACCAGTCCCATAATTGCAAGGCTATAGCTTTTGCCATAACTGTATCATCATGAGTACCTGCTTCTGCGTTGGTGCGACCCTTTTCATCCCTCACATATGAGAATGCTTCTTCGATGAACACGATGTCTTCATCTTTAACAAGTCCTTCTCGGATTGCCTCAGCAAGATAGTCAATCGCCAATGGCTTCGTAATAGTCGTAGTCTTCCAACCAAACTTCGTAGTCGATGTTTCAAATACTTCATCTAAGCCTGTCTCCCTCTTGTAAAGGTTGCTGTAGAATAAGTCACGCAATCTTTGCACTACTGCTAGACCGTGGTTATTAATTTCAGGTCCGATTAGTGCGTAATTGTAGAATCTTCCTAACTTATCCAAGACATGGGCAAACTCATCTGGGTCTAGTCGGTCTGTACGCAAACGAGCTACGGTCTTCATATCTCGTACACGTATGACATCTGCTACTGAGAAGTCCCCTCCTTCGATACCTTCTGCCACATCGGCTCCGATAACGTATTCTTCTCCTTGCTCAGGCATATACCATATCTTTAGTTTAGCATGATTATCCTGAGTAACATAGGGTTCACGAGATTCATTATCATGAATAGAGTAAGTTTCTGTTTCTCTTACCATCTTTTCCATGTGGGCAAGTGCTTTCACATTGAATACTGTAGAACCACTAGCAATGAATGCTTCATGAGGTGTAGACGGATATTCCTGATAGAGAAGCTCTGGGCTTGCAACGAACTCTCGTTCCTTGTGCCTACGGAATCGAATCTTATCATCAATCTTATCTTCTGGTACAATATAAACTTCATTACCAATAGTAATACCTTCTCGCATGAGGTCTACTACATCTTGTTCATCAATCGTATATTCTTCAATCTTATCACCAGGAAACTCGTATTCTTCCTGAATCCACCAAGGGAAAAAGAAAGTCTCGAAAACTGAGTCGCCTTTAATAGACTTATCCCACATCTTTGCGAAGAAGTTACCTCGTCCGTTAGCTGTACTCTCAAGGAAAATCATAGTGTTCTTCCTGTAAGGAACAGTCTGCATTAACGAACCGACCAAGTCTTCACCGTTGTCCCAGAACGCAACCTCCGAGCCATGGACAAGTTGAATCGTATCCGAGCGTCCCGCACCCGTGTTCTTTGCTGTCGCAGTTTTAATAACAGAATTAAGACCGACCTCGTTACCATCTTGGTCTTGAAGTCCAAAAGTAAGGTCAGACCGAGTGTCATATTTACGATTAGGCTTAAATAAAGGGTTGCTGTTATCATAATACCTCTTAAACATATTATACAAGTTACGTGAAGCTGGGTCTTCATGTGCGATAATTGCCGCTGTAACATTCTTGTGTGTAGTAGTATACCAGTAGATGAGTGCCTCGATTGCCGTAGACAATCCCATCTGTCGTGCTTTCAATACGATGATTCGTATAGGTAGGTTATTTTCAAGTAGATATACTACTCGTTCGATTAAAGCCCTCTGTGCAATGTTCGGTTCAAACTTTACAATCTCAGCGTCTTTGCTTTTGATATATAGATTACCCTTAGCATAACGATAGAAGTCCCTGCTGATTTCAAGGATTCTCTTGTTCTGTTCATCGGTAAGCTTTACATCTGCGTTATCCATTTAATTCCTCTACTATATCCATTTGACGTAGCTTTTTAATCTTTGCTTCAAACTCAGTGGACTTGTCTATAACATCGCCCTCTAGTCTTAGCTCTTTTAACTTTTTGTTTATAAACTCAGATTTGTCTTCGAGCTGGTCGTAAAACTCTAGGTTTTCATCTGAAACGTATATCATCTTTTGGTTCTTGCGTGTGCTCATACGGATATTATAACACGTATATATATAATGTCAACATAAAAAAGAAGCCCCCATTACAGAGGCTTCCCAGTTATAATTCGGGGGAAATTCTTATGAAGGAACTTCCGCTTCCTTTTGCGGCTATGCGTATGCATATCCGACTACCTGTATGATTCTATCTCTCGGTATCTTCGGCAGGATACTGTCAATGAGGGTTAGTAGAGTGCTTCTTTAATATAGCACACTATGAATCAAAAGTCAAGAGTTCCTAGAAGAACTTTGCTCCAGTTGAAGTTTCGTCATCGCGTTTGCGACCCTTAGCTTCTTGGTCTTCCTCGACTTTGCTAGCGATGTTTTTGTGACCTTTATAGCCGTTAACTTCTTTAGCTTTTTCCTCTGACACTTCACCTAGATTCTCTTGTACTGGAACTGGGCTTTCGAATTGGAGTCCGTCTACAGAAGTAGTATCAGTACTTCGTGCTTCGTTTTCTTTTTCGAACTTTGGTAGTTCCTGTTCAGGAGATACGTTAGTTTGTTCTTTAGCCATGTTAAGCCTCCTTGGTTTTAATGGTATTAACGAGGGCTTCATGAGCCTTCATCTTGTATTGTAGCACAGCTTTATTTTTATCGCTAGTGCCTAGACTTGTTTCTTTTAATGTACGCTTAAACTTATTTATACCCAAATCTCGTGGCTTGTTATAAGGAGGGAAATCCTCTTTAATGTTTTGCCATCCAAATTTCATCTGACCAAATCTCTTTGCCATCCGCCTACGTAGTCGCCTACTCTGCGAGTTCTCAAAGAAATATCTGCGTCTTGCTTCTTCTAAGCCTTCCATCTAATCCTCCGTTACTTGTGGGTCTAATGATATTGCTATCATATGAATCCAGTTATCTATGCGTGGGTCTTCAAATAAGACGAAGAATTCGTTGAACTTATCTTCATACTTACCTGCGATTATAAACCCTTTGCCATATACTTCTTCTATTTCAGGACTTGGTAATTGGATAGACCATTGAATATGTGGATACATACTCTGGGCTTTCTTACCAATCTTATTTATCTTTTTAGATGTCGAATTCCCGAAGGGCTTCATCAATGTTGGCATGTAATATTTGCTTCCTCTCGATGAATATACCCTGAGATTTACCGAGTAACTCAAGTGCTCTCAGGCGTACCTCATCTTTTTTAGTGGTGTCAAGAGCGAATTGTTGCAAGCCTTGAACAATATGTTCTGGGTGCATTGATACAATATTCCGAGCTTCTTGAATCCATTGTCTATTAACGCTAGGTTGAGCTATGATACGTGCATAGCTTTCTGAATAACCTGCTTCCATAGCCGACTCGTAGGGATTAGCGAACGTAGGACTCTTTGGGTCCATGTAGCGTACAAGGAATTCCTCTTGTTGAGGTGTCCCTGTCCACTGGTTAGGTTGTTTAACCTTCGATGACCTCTCCCTCAGTCCGTACTTCTTTCCCTTCCTCTTGTCTGCCATTTTCTTTCTCCTGCTTTTCTAGTGCTTTCTTTGCTATTTTCAACAGGTCTTTCAGAGATGTTTCTCCGATTCGAGTTGCGAATCCGTACCCCTTGTAAGAGATAACGAATAAGTCCTCTGCTGCTGGTTCTGCGACTAGTGTAACATCATTTTTCTTTTTTGTCATCTGTTCTCCTACTGACAGCCTTCACACATAGTTAGGTCTGCTGGGTCAAGGGGAGCTGCCCCTGGGTTTGCTTTAGCGGCGACTGCCTGAGCATTTGCCATAGCTAAGTCGATTGCGGCTAGCTTATCTTCTAGGCTCATACTGTCGTCTATAATTTGATTTGCATTCATAGGGGCTTCCCTCCTTTTTAGATTATATAGAAATTTGTTGCTTCGTTTGTGTCTCTGTAGTTAATTTCCTCTTGAACCATTTTAACGAATTCAGGGTCTACATCACCAAACTTGAAGGCTTGATACTGGAATTGATTGTTGTCAAACCACATAGGAATTTGTGCTTCCCATGATTCTGCCCACAACTCCTCTGGTAGTATTGTACCATCTTCTATTACTTTTTCATAGTCCGAAGCTGCGTAATCATTACCCTTTACGAGTAGTACTTTTGTGTTCGCCATCTTTAGGCTCCTCAGCTGTTACTTCTTCTACTTCATCTTCATCAAAGTTCACTACTTCTCGGTGTACAAACTGAACACTACCAAATGGTGTTGATTCAAGTAAGTACATGAAACCTAGTTCAGTCTCGTTGACGATGAGGAAGATTGCCTCCGCACTTGAGCTGTTAAAAGCTAGGCGGTCTCCGATTTTCTTAAAGGCTTTCCGTTGCATTGTTTTTCTCCAATTCATTTACTACTAGTGTTGCGTAGCCAGCGATATCTCGCCAACTGTCATCGTAATAGAAATCTCCGTTAACGATACGCCCAATCTTGTGAGCGAACATCGTGAGAGCTTCGAGCATATACGGCTCTACATCCCCGATATCCATTTTATCTTCCCTGTTACTTATGCCTCTTGCGATTGCATTCTGAATCTCTTGCGAGATATTGGCGTGGTTCTTAAAATCTCCGTAGCGGGTTCCCCGCTCGTTCAGAGTATCTTGAATATCTTTAGCCATTTATTCTCTCCCTTCTACTTCATTCACCTCGTTTATTAGATGAACCAAGTGTTCTCGGTCCGACATTTCGGACAGCAATTTATTTTTATACGCTATGCGTTCCTCGTATGACATGCTCTCGACTAAGTCGATAAGCTCCATCCCCTCTAACGCCTCTTGTTCGTACTTCTTAGGAAATTGTAATACCTCTCCCATTAGTTATCCCGAATCCCCAGCCTCACAGCCGTGCCATATAGCGTATCAAATGCGGCTTTACGCCCAATGATACATGCTATCCAGAAGAATAGGATAGACAATAGCCATAGTGATATTGTTATAGCCACGAATGGTGCTGACAATACTATGGTTACTGGCTTTAGACCATTCCCCTTGCTAACATCTAATATTGATTTAAGCATTTACTAGCCTTCCTTCACCCTTAATTGTAGCTTCGTTTGACCAACCGCCACAGTTATTACATGAGTAACTTTGTACCCTACCTGCTCGGCGGGCATGTGTGCCTTCCTTGCGTAGGTCTGGTGAACCACATTTAGGACATCGTCCGTTAATCTGGTCGATATCACCTAAGTTCGGGTGGTTCTTGATGTATGGAATCAGCTTCTCATAGAGAGCGTAAAGTAAATCTACGTCCTGATTGTTGTATTCCTTCATCAGTTTCCATGCCTTCTTGTCCCCATTCAGACACTTGTGCCATAAATCTGCGTGTGTTACTTCGCTCTTACGCCCGATACCAAATAAGTCACAGAGACCATCCAGACTGTTAGAATCAAACTTAGCGACAGACCTAGCAACCCGTAGAGTATCCACTGTTCGATAGGGCTTAGGAGGATTAATACCGTGCCGAAGAAATGCACCAGTAGCAACTCGATTGTCAAAACGGTTAGCATTGTGAGCGACAACAATGTCAGCTTCATTAAATAGAGACCATAAGGTATCCACGATTGCAATTTCTTGTTCTTCATTCTCTGCTCCTCCTTCGTGGTGCGTTTTCTTTTCCCCATACCACCTCCACGACACGCTCATGATGAACGGACGTTTTTCTACTTTGATGACCCGTGTGTCCCATAGACCATAGGTATATCCTAAGGTAGGTGAGACCTCAAGGTCATATATTAAAATTCGAGCCATTTAGCTCCCTTCTCTTACATAAAAAATAGAAGCGGAGTGTACAACTCCACCGTTCCTATTGCTACTATCTTAGCATACATCTCCCCAAATGTCAATAGCATATTAGTATTGACTTTCTGTCCAAAGTGTGATACAATTAAACGTAGTTTAATCTTAATAGATGTATACGGAGTTCTAGTTTATAGTCTACATAAGTTCCATTATGTGTGCAGGTAAGTAGACTACCGCCTATCCAGTCTCCACTCGCCCAGCTCGTTTCGCTCTATATATTTATATCTTAATATATTTATATATCGAAATTTTTTTATACCATTTTTATCCCCCTTAGGTACTTAAGCTCGGCGGATTCTTTGGGTTTATACCCCCCCATATCAGTATCACCCCTATATAAATATATCCCCCAACATATACATAAATGTAAACGGACATAGTATTTATCACCCTGTCCCCGTAAACCCTGACTATAAAAATGTGTGTCCACCCCCACCCTATACTTGACCCACATGCAAATATATTAAATAATATAAAAATAATAAAATAATAATATAATACAATGTATATGCCATATGTCAAGGGATATAATAATAAACATACAATAACATATAATATAATATAATCAAGCACCATACACCCATACTGTAGCCCACATATAAGACCATATATAATCTTTATTACAAGACTATGCATAGTAGTACAGGGGTAGTATACTAGTATTAGTGATACGGACGGTATACACATAAGATAATAGGGGTAAAGATATGACACAAGCAGACTACAGATACCAACAAGCACAAGACCTATGGCACTATAACGGTATAATTAAAGACGGTTATAGCCTTATAGAAGGTGTTATAGTACCTGACAACGAACTATAAGAACGCTAGAGGGTACTCTTAGCGATAGCATATATATACCACCACATAAAATAGACAAGGACGCAAATATCATGTATACAGAACGCTACAAATATCGAACACAAGCACCACAAAAGACGAACTATAAAAAAGTTATTCAGTATGTGGGTATAGGGTTATTAGTCATTACTATTAGTCTTATAGTCAATACAGATACTTACCAGAGACTTATTATAGCATTGTCTTAGATAGTATATAGTATTATTGCCATAATGGGGACGGATATCACATCTGCCCCCTTTTGCGTTTGTGTCAATTATAGTATATAAAATCATATCATCACATCTGTTATGCTTATAGTCAAGTATAGTATCTATTATGTATCTCTCTTACTACATATTATAGACAATCAATCAAGTATATGGTTATTGCAGAAAAGATATAAGGATATCAACCCGCCCGCCTGTCAATAGCTACCACTATAAACACATATTAGACCATCAAAAATCTTAAAAAACAAGACTATGCAAATGCTAAATAGTGATATATACTAAAGATAGTCAATAAGACGGACGACCTTTACAATCAGACACAAGCAAGACAATACACGCTTTAGTTATTATATAAGAGTAGTTACAATTAAAACACTCACAATAATTAAAAAAGGTATTGACAATACAACTTGAGTTTGATATACTAAAGACAGTCAAGAGATTGACGAACGGTAAAAGAAAAGATTGATAAAAGACTTTACCCTAAGGGGTACGCACTAAGCGAATAGCCTTACTATATATCTTACATTAAATCATCAGTTAAATATAAAGTGTACTCTGTGCTTAAAATAACCTTACGGGGTCGTAACGGTGTACTTTATAAATAGCTATCGTTAGTAGTAGTTACGCCTCATAGGTAACTCTAAGTAATGACAATCTGGAGAGAATATATTTCAGTATATCTAAGGTACTCATAGCCATGCTATGGTCTACTAAAGATGACCTAATACAGAGATATCACTAGAGCGTTGTCTTAGATAGCCCATTGACACACGGACACTAAGAAATAGGTACTCTTAGACGAATACGATTATTAGGTGTGCTTTAACAAATAGACTTGGTTTACTACCAGATAATACTCTTGCTTAGGCATGGCATAGGCAAGGGGTCTCATATAGGATATATCAGGGGTGTTAGTCATAACACACTTCTAGCACCCCTTTTATTCCAAGTTAGCTATAGATTGTACTCGTAGCACCAAGGGGTGGGATGGGTACTGATATAACTAAACAAAGGGGATAAAATATGTCAGCAGAGAAAATCATCTCAAAGCTCAACCGTGAACTCGGTGATAACTGGTGGGATTCTACAGACCAATACGAACGGGTCTAGAGGGTACTCACAGTGAAAGCAATCAATTTTAAGCAATTAGAGGTAGAAGGTATGCATTGTATAGAAATCAAAGCGACAAGTTTCAAGAGTTTTAAGGCACTCATCAACCGTAATGGGGGAGAGGTCTCAGTAGTTAGTAGGTATCAGGACAGTGGTATGCGACTACTAGATGTAGAGGTGTCAAAAGATACTAAAGCTATTGACAGAGTAGAGCGACAGTTCAGTGTCTAGGGTTATAGGTATTCTCATCTGGGTACTCGTAGTTTTAGGGGTAGGTGTCTGGGGATATAACCTCGGCAGTCTCTATGGTAATCGTGAACAAGGGCTAACAGTAGTAGAAGCAGTGTGTGATTACTCTCACGGTATTGACAGTGGTGAGTGGGAAGACGCTTGCGGTAAAGCACAAGATAGTATTAACGCAGAATATATCTGTAATAAGGGGCTAACAAAGTGTCAAGCAGAACTCAAATCTTCGTAATGACTAGGCGTAGTGGGTACTCGCACCAGATACCAGTATGGAATCTAGGTGGGTATATTCAAACACATCGCAAGAGAAGTAAAGGGTGGTTGGGTCGTGAGATATTACGGCTAATCATCAGTGGTAAGAACTGAGAGACTTATCAAGCTCATCTTTATAAGGTGGGCGTAGCCTATAGACCCCCTGCTATAGGTTACGCTTACCTCATAAGGGGTAATAATATCAATGTCATAGAAAGGATAATTCAATGGCTAAGAACAAAATCACAGTAGACGTAGTATCAAAGACTAGTGAGAGCAAGATGACTTTCGAGAGTACTCGGCAGTTGTTTGGTTGGCTAGTTCGTAACCCTAAAGCAACAGTTGGTGCTGATGGCAAGGGTAACTGGTTCATTAAAGTCTAACAATAGGGGGCAACCCCTTATGCTTTGGTAATCTGTTAAAGAGGCAGGACAGACTGTAAATCTGTTGTCATTCGACTCGGTAGGGGCAGTACCTACACAAAGCACCAAGTTTGCATAACCTCAGTAATGTGGGGTTTAAGGCAGTGTCGAGCTGTCGCAACCAGTCGTCGTGAGACTGGTGTTAGTCATGAGTCCTCTGTTCTAAGGGGGCGTTTATCAGCTCAAGGGAGGTAATAGGTATTCGATATGCCTACTGGTATTCTTAGAAGCTCATGATTAGCACTGGTCTTATGACCTAAAATATCAAAAGTAACCTGTCGTAAAGGAGAAATATGGTAGAAATAAGTCTACAAGAGTGGCAAAAACTACCTCAAGATAGTAAAAAAGTAGTAGTAGAAAACGGTAAATGTAAGTTTTATAAGTTCTAATGAATAATACTGTAACTATTATAGTGGTAATCATTATAATAGGGGTATATTTGTTGGGTCTTAAGAGGGAATAGCATGGTTATACAGATAATTGCACATAATTATGGGTCAATAACTCGTGGTGTCAGTCCTAAGAATATAAATACTTATGTAGAGGGCTTTTTAATGCTCCGAAACTATCACAAATGGGGTAGATTATACATATTAAAGGGTACAGAGAGGAAACTCATAAGAAAGTTTGGTAACGAATAATGATTGAATATAAAGACGTAGAAGCGTGGCTTGGTTCAGACCACGTTGAAACTACAGAGCTATTGGGGCTTATCGCAGATATCGCCAATGGGCTATACACACCTGACCAACTAGCTAAAGAGATAAAGGAGTATAAAGAACATAATGAGTAGATTTGTAAAGGTTGATTTTTTAAGTGATAGAAGTTCAGAATCTTCTAATGGGTATCTATACAAGGACGAGCTATCTCGTGCATTGAAGAAATATGATACAGTCATTGTACCAACACGCTATGGTTTAACTATCGCAGTTGTAAAGGGTACTTATACAGAAGCACAAGCAGAAAACTTAATTCGTAACAAGTACCAGTATAACTCTGTTACTAAAGAGAACGCTAAGACCGTACTCGAAAAGATTAAGAGCAAGACTGTAGACTCTGAAATGAAGTTGGCTAAGGTTGATGACCTCAAGCGTAAACTTGAATCAGAAGTCAAAAAGATTGACGAAACGCAGAAATATAAGGCTTATGCAGAACTTTCACCAGAAGTTGCAGCAATGTTAGCAGAACTGGAAGAATTGCGTGCCTAAGATTTTCGCATACGGTACTCTGAACCTTCACGAGGTCCAAGACTGGTTGTGGAACGAGGAGAAACAGGGTCGAGTTAAACAGTTAAATGATTATAGATTAAACTCATATCCTAGTGGTATATATTACATCACTAAAGAGTTTGGTGAGACGGTTGCTGGCAAGGTATACGACATCTCTCAAGAACAGTTAGAGCGTACAGACGCTTACGAGGGCAAAGCCTACGAGAGAGAGACAGTTACTATTGACGGCGAGATAGTTAATGTTTATATACAAAGGAGTATTAAGGAAGATGAGTCTCAAAACAACGCTTAAAGAGATTGAATCAGCTGGCTTTAGTTACATTAAAGTGGAGCTAGAAGCACAGCTACGTCGCCCTTACGATAGTGATGAGGGTGAGTACCAGACCTGTAACGATTGTGACGGAGAAGGTTCTCATAGTTGTAATAACTGTGATGGAGAAGGCTACATTGAGGTAGAACTTACTCGTCCAGACGGTAGTACATCAGATGTTACAGAGGAAATCACTTGTGATGACTGTAGCGGTTCTGGTAACTACGAATGTGAAGAATGTGAAGGTGGTGGTGAAGTATACCGTGAATCAGACGGTGATGACTTCGGTTCAGTAGAATACTGCCAACGATACATTGAAGATAACATCTCAGAAGAAGCTAAAAAGGCTATCATCTACGGTCGCTTTTACAATGACGGTTCAGTAGACAGTGAGTACACATTCACTATCCACTCTAAGGACGCTAAGTTCTTGCCTGAAATAATTGACAGCTTCAATAAGTTAGCAGAAGCAGTTGGTAATGGTATGGATGTAGACGGTGCTGGTATGCACGTTGCAGTTCTACCGACAGAGAGTAACGGTGTTTACCCAGTACGAAACTTTAATTTAGATGAAACTAAGCTAACTAACTTCCGTACAGAGGTAACTAAGCTACTTCCAGCGTTGTTCATTGCAGCTACTAGTGGTAACTTCACTCGTGCTTTGAACTACCGACACCCTAAGATTGACTTCGACAAGTATAGTGCTATTCACATTGTAGACGGTCGTTGTTTAGAATACAGGTTGTTTGAGACTTGTTACCAACGCCCTGACGCTATCTTCGAGTACCTAGAGACGATTGCTCGTACACTAGAATACTACAAAGACCCTACCAAAAAGGTTGAATCAATCGGTAAAGAGTTCGTATTCTACGACCGAGAGGGTATCCGAGGTTTCACATCAACACCAGACCAAGTTCGTATCATCAAGAAACAACTTAAAATGGTTGTTGGTAAGGGTGTTACACTCAAGTCATTCATGAAAACTCGTGAGATTGACTTATCAGTTCAGACTCGTAACAAAGAGTTTGGCAAGAAGCTAACTCGTGCTAAAGCGTTATATGCAGACGCTAAACGAGACTACGAATACCGACTAGCACAACCGCTATCTGCTAATGAGCAACAACGATGGCGTGAACACCGTGAGTATGGTTACTTCGAGAATATGCCTGACCGACAAGAACAGATTGCTTACATCCGTGGGCTATCTAAGGTTGGCACAGAAGAAGAATTCGTAAATAGAAACGTACTAAGTATGCGACTAGCCGCCTCGGTTAGTTGTTAATAAGAAAGGAGCAAGATTATTTGCGGAATTGTATACAGTAAAAGTTTCAATAACAAAGACGTAACTAAGACTGTTCTTAAACGGTTTGAAGCACAACGTAGTCGTGGCACTACATCTTTCGGCTTCTACCTACCAGAGAACAACCAGCTTACACACAATGTTAAAGAAACACGAATCAAGAACTTGCTAAAGCGTTCTAAGGGGAGTAACCATGAGGTTCTATTCCACCACCGCTTTAGTACAAGTACGGCAGACGTACCAAACGCTTGCCACCCATTCAGTACTAAAGACCACTTTAAGAACAACTATGTAGGGGTTCACAATGGGGTACTAAGTAATGAGAACGTACTAGAGAAGGAACATCTTGCACTCGGTATCAACTATGTATCTAAACAGAAGGACGGACGGTTTAACGACAGTGAAGCCCTAGTTTACGATATTGCACGATTACTAGAGGGTCAAGTTGAAGAATTGACAGCACAAGGGTCTATCGCTTTCATTATGATTAAACGTAATAAAGACGGTAAACCAACGACACTATTCTTCGGTCGTAACAGTGGCAACCCACTTAAAATGAAGAAGACAAAGCACTCGCTGACACTAAGTAGTCAGGGTGAGGGTAAAGATATTGAGATTAATCAGCTATATAGTTTTGACTATGACACTGGAGAATTGACGAAGCGTTACCTCTATATTCCCTACTACAGGAGTTCTTCAAACTGGAACTCCCAAAGTGAATACTATGGCTACAAAGGTAATCAGTACGGTGCTAATACTGGCTTTCACCGTCCTGCTTGGGACAACGAAGAAGACGAAGACCGACTATATGAACAACAAGAACTAATCGCTGAGTTTGAAGACTACAACGGTTACGGTACTTGGGTTGGTGAAGACGCTATGGCTCTTATCAACAAGGGCGACTTCGCACCAAGAGCAGGGACAGACGCTCAGATTGAACACGAGATTATGTTAGAAGCCAAAGGCGACTACTCAGAAGCGGCTATGATTTGTATAGCAGAAGCGTCTGAGGCTGAGGTAGAGGAAACTCGTATTAACAATCTTGTGTATGAAGTAGCAAGCAACGAAGCATATGATGACCTCTGTGAATACTGGTATCAGCTTAATGCTTACAAGCTACTTATGGCTAAGATGGCAGAGAAGTTTGAAAAGGCTTCACTCATTCTGGTAAACCAAGAGCCAATCATTGATAACAATGACGGAATCGTTGTAAGTAACGAGGAACGGAGCTTGTTACCAGTAAACGTAATGGCTCATAACCCTAAAGCAGTTTAATATAAAGGAGTAATATGCAAGACAGTGAAATGCACTCAATCCTATTCAGGGGGGTAATAGCACGGTTGAACAGTCTTACTGGAGAAGACGGTCGGAACATTCATGACGGGGGGGATAGTCCCCTCGGTATTGAGTTCTATATCGCTTTCCAGCAACGACCAACCGAGCGTTTCGCACACAACTATGAGAGGGACAAGTTCTTACATCACCGTGATAAGTATGCGATGATGAACAAAGACGGTTCTGCTTATGTGTTGGTAGATGTCAAGCAGGGGGACTACGCTACAATCTATAGTAAACCAGTCAAGTTAGCTTTTGGCAGGGACGGAGAACGAGCAGTAGAGATGTTAGAACGTCTCATGCATAAGTTCTACGACAAAGTTACTGTAGAGGAGATATCTCCTATTCGCTTAGCTGATTATAGTCAGTCAGGCAATAGTCAAAGAGATATCCGAGTACGAAATGACCTCTGATAGTTATAAGAAGGGTTATTCCGCCCTTCGTAGAATCATTAACGATGATGAACTGGATTTTTCAAGGCAGTTTGCCAAGTTCACATTCTGTATGACAGAGCGTTGGAGTTCGAGGGGCGAACTTAAAGGTATCTACAACAGTAAAACAAACAATGTGATTGCTTTCGTCAATAAAAAGGGTAACGTCTTCTTTCGACCTAACTCAATTTATGCAGACCATATCTTAGAATCTAAAAATAAGGTTCTAATGCACAATGACTTAAGGTCTTTAAGAAATAAAGTACCTAGTAACGTCAAAGCTAGTGCTGTATGGCACAATATGGCTGAGAATGCAGTCGATAGACTGATTAAGAACGATGATGAACCTAATAAAGTATTCATATTTAGCTTTAATGCTAATACTAGAATAGATGAACGATTCATTATGAGAGAAATCAAAGATATTCTTAAGAAATCACCATACAAAAACACACTTTATGCACTAGATAATGGCACTCTAGAGGCTGAACAGGTTATTAACCAAGATAAATACAAAGTTTATCTAAAGATTGAAGATAATACTGAAGCTATTGCAGAAAAAGAGCGTGTAGACCGTATTAAAATGGAGATTGCAGAGACTTTTATTGCTCATGTTCGTGAATTATCGGCTCAAAGTATCACTAATGGTCATACTATGAACCCTATGCAGTTCACGTTTACCGAGAGTAACGGCACAGAAGTTACAGGACGTATTGCTCTTAACCGAGTAGATATGATGTATCCTTCTGATATGAACGTACGAGACTGGTTACAACCAGATTACTTGTTACGACACATTACTTTCCAAGAGCGTATTGGTTCACTTGAAGAACGAGGTATTGATGAAATAGCTCTCCGACAAGAACAAGAAGCTCGACAAGCTGAACGTGCTAGGGCAGCTGAGGCACAGGCAGCTATGTATGAACACATGGCTAATACAACTTCTCCTAGTGTAGATGTTAGGCAACTAATTGACTACGCTCAATATGCTAGAGGTCGTGTATCAAGTTCTGATTGGGGTAGTGTAGAAATGGCAGAACCTAATCCGTTCGGTACAGGCGTAATAGCACATCATGTAATTGGTGTTGATGAATCAGTTGATGTACCAGTAATGGAACCAGGGTCTGTATGGCACACTTCAAACGAGATACGACCTATAGAAATGCCTCCTATGCCTAGAATGAGTATCTTTGAAGACGAATATCCTGATACTGCTGACGAAGCGGATGATATCTTGCGGGAACTACTCGCAGAAACAGAAACGACAACACAAACAGACTCACCTATGTCTAGTGCATAGGTAGGTTACAAGACTTAGCACATGGGAGAGGCGGAGTGGTACATTTAGCAGTCCTGTCGTTGGACAAGTGGTCTGTCGTTGACTACGCAGTATGTAGTGTGCAACGGGGGCGGTAGCAATATCGCCCTTGTCAAGTCTTGACATTAAACAAAAATTATGATACACTGAGTTAGTAAGTAAAGAACGGAAGGAGTGTGTATGAAATACGATACCCCAAGCGGTAGCGTCTTGTTCGAGTCTCTATGGCGAACACGATACGAAAACGAAGTTCCTATTACAGAAATGGACGATGAACACCTATTGAATACTATAGATTATTTAAGTAGTTTAGATAATACAAGAGATTCAATGGGGGAAATGGTTCTTCCGTTTAATACCCTGAATAGAACTCAACACAATATAGAGGTTCTGAAGCGTGAGCTACTCAGACGAACAGAATAAGGCTATAAGAGCATTACAGTTGCTAGGTTTTTCCTTTCCACCAGATATGCGTAAGACAGAAGAACAAATTGTTCAGTTGCCAGTAGAGCATATGCTACTCTTTCGTAGAGTGTATAAAGAACAGTTTGAATCGTTTGCTCGTATGTTTGAGGCATTGCATAAAAGAATTGTTCTTTGTGAATGTCATATATGTGAAAGAGAAGAATGGGCATACGATGACCTCCCTGATGATTGGGGCTGGTATGACGCTCAAGTAGGCTGGTATCTGATGTGCGATGAGTGTCAGTTCAGATATACAGAGAAATTTAATAAAGTCCCAGAGGTTGTAAAAACACCACCTGGATGGGAAAAGGCTCCATATAGAGAGCCATAAGGAGAACAATGTGAACGATAAAGTTAAAGATATGCTAGAAACAGTTAAAGAAAAAGCACCAGAACTTGTTAAAGATAATAAAGGTGCATTGATTGGTGCAGTAATTGGTCTATTCCTTACAGATAATAAACAAGCACAGTCTGGTTTAATCGGTGCTATCGCTGGTTCATTACTAGTTGATAAAAAGAAAGACCAAGAATAATGTCAAATGCCAAGTCTAAATCATCAGATACAACTAGCGGAATTGTACCAGAGTCGGTTAAATCAGCTATCGAATCAATCGCAAAGGGCATTGGAGTTGCAGCGACAGAACTATGGACAATCTTCGTTCGCCAATACGTCGTCCGAGGCTTATCAGAGCTATTCACAGCGGTTATCTTCTATGGGCTTACAGCATTCCTCGCTCAATACATTGGGTTCTACGCCCTCATTCCATTCATCATTGGAGTCGCATTCACGTATGGAGCCATTGCTTATCTCGGAAACCCGAAGTATTACGCCCTTGCAGATATTACGAAGCGTATTCAACAGTTCAAGGACGGAGATGATAAAGTCGTTTCTAGGTCTAAGTCATACAGTAGCTGGTAGTATGGTGGGATTACCTTACTTCATAGAAGCTATTATAGCTTTAGTTAAGAAGGGTTGGAGTGTGATACCTAAAAGCTTTTTTAATTATGCGATACCAATATTCTTTGTAGTATTGATTGCATTCTTAGGGATTCGCTGGGTAACTACCTTACCTGATTGTGCTACAGTTCCTGAAAACACATCTTGTGTAAGTAACTAGTAATTGCTATAATAGTATAAAGATTAAACGAGAGAAAGACCTATGCCAAAGATTGATGGAAGAAAATACGAAGTCGAGTTAGATGACGGCAGGGTGGTCAGTAGACAGTATGCTCACTATCTACTAAATAAAAACAAATATGATGACCGTAGACGAGATACTCGTTATAATACGGAAGAAAAGATGGAGAAGCACCGTAACTATCAAAAAGATTGGTTAGAACGCTTCGAGGTGGAGAACGGAATCCCATACTGGAAATGGAGAAGGGAGCAAAAACGTGACCATAAAAAACCCAACACTAGTAAGGTTGATTTCCAAGATACTGAACCTGAAACCCTATAAAGTAGAGTTCAGCTATGTTAAGGAAATATACGACCCAGAACTAACTAAGTTGGCATTTTTAAACAATGCAAGAAGGGAGTTTGATGAACAAGTCTGGTTATTCAGAGAATCCCTCAACAAGGAAATCCAACAAGAATCAACCGATTCAAGCGGGTCAGTTTGACCTGTTCGGTGGGGTTAGTGGAGTTACACAACTCATTGACCCTGCCCCAGAAGTAATAGAGCGTAACGGTGTAAGAGTCGTAGGAATTGTCATACCCCAAGATAAGATGGTTATTCCTGGCTATATACCAGAAGCACTCAAACAAGCTAGAGCGTTAGTACCAGAGGTTCAGACCTCAGGGAAACCGCCTTGGCTATCAGCAAAATGGCAAACACAACGAAGAAAGAGAAAGGCTACAATATGAAAACACAATGTTTAGTATGTTCACACTGGCACATAGATTCGTGTGGTTGCTGTGACGAAAGTGATTACTTTAGAGAGGAAAACGATGGCTAAAGATGATATGTGGGATGAAATTAAACCCGAAGATATTAAAATCGTAAGAGATAAGAAGACGAAAGAAGCATTTATTAAGTATTTACAAAAAGATACTGATGAAAGATTCTTTCAAGCATTAACAAACTTCACAGGGTTAGCCTTTGTAGGCACAGCAGATGACCCTGACGGTAAGAACTTCAAAGACCTTTGGCACGTAGAGGCTGATAAGTCAGGATTTGGAGACAAATAAACAGTAAAGGAGCGGTATGACACAAGAACAAGCATTACAATTTATGCTATCAGGTAGAAATGCCCTCCTTACAGGTCCAGCAGGAGCAGGTAAGAGTTATCTGTTAGCTAAGTTCATTGATGAAGCCACTAAGAATGGCAAGAAAGTAGCAATTACAGCTACTACAGGACTAGCTGCGGCTCACTTAGGAGGTCAAACTATTCATAGTTGGTCTGGTATTGGTATTAGTAATGAATTAAGTAAAGATTATATCTATACTATGTCTAAGCAACGTATTACTAATATTAAAAAGACTAATATATTAATTATAGATGAGATTTCTATGTTACATGGTTATAACTTAGATATGATTAATCAAGCTATGAAGTTAGTTAGAGGGAATGACAAGCCATTTGGCGGTCTACAGGTTGTCTTATGTGGCGACTTCTTCCAACTTCCTCCTGTTTCAAAGACTGGCGAGGGAAAGTTCGTCACTGCTTCTAAGGCATTTGTAGAACTTAACCTAGCTATTTGTTACCTAGAAGAACAACACAGGGCTGAGGACGCAGAATTAACTGATATCCTCAACTCTATGCGAGGTGGAACACTAACAATGAAACACCTCAGACTGCTTCAAGCTCGTATAGGGGTTAAACCAAGAGGTCCAATCACTAAGCTATACACTCTTAACCGAGATGTAGAGCAAGAGAATGAAGCACAGTTAGCAAAGTTAAAGGGAGACACTCACTACTTTCTCAGGACAAGTAAGGCAAGAAACAGAATGGAGCTTAACAGGCTACAGGAAAACGTACTTGCACCTGAAATCCTGAAACTAAAGATAGGAGCACTCGTGATGACTGTTAAAAATGACCCTATGAGACGCTGGGTAAATGGAAGCATTGGTACGGTAATACGTTTCGGTGTTGGTGGTTTGCCTGTCGTCCAGTTCCAAAGCGGAGGGGTTCATGGTATCGCACCAGAAGAATGGGAACATACTAGTGGAGGGGCGAGTCTATCGCAGATTCCTCTCCGTCTAGCATACGCTATCACAGTTCACAAGTCTCAGGGTATGACCCTTGACAGTGCAGAAATAGATTTAAGTAAAGCATTCGTAGGAGGCATGGGTTATGTAGCTTTAAGTCGAGTTCGCTCGCTACACACTCTGTACCTTATCGGGATTAATCGTCGGACGTTCTCGGTAAGTGCAGAGGCACAAAGAATAGATAAAAAGTTCCGAGAAAAGACTCAGGAACTATTGACAAAAAGTTAATCGTGTGCTACAATGGTAACATAGTCAGAGATGACGGTGGTTCATTAACAATTTGGCAATATTATCCTTAAGAAAGGAAAAATATGAGTGAATTAATAACAGTAAAACTTACTGGTGTAATTCCAACAGCACAATATGCAAACCTCCAACCAGAGATTGAGGCTCAGGGAAAAAGTTATGAAGAAGCCCAAGAGTTAGCTCTTTCTCGAATGACGGAGATTTGGAATCGTGTCTGTGAACCAGGAAAAGAGCTTAAGGTTGCCCAACCTGTAGGAAACAATGTGCCGACTGAGACGATTAGTTATGATAGATTGGTCTCTAAGCTAACAGGCGTTGAAGTCCTATTTGATAAGGTAGCCCATAAGTATCTAAGTCCTGATGGCAAAGACTATCTAAGCGGTAGTGTATTTGCAGGAAGATACAAAAATAAGTTTGACGCTGACGCTATTAGTGCGTCATTCGCCAAGAAGCATGACGTTCCCCAGAAAGATATCCAAGATATGTGGTCTCTTAATGGCGACGTTTCCGCAACCTTGGGGACAGCAGTCCATAATGCTCTTGAGCTTTATGGCAAGTACCTACAGCTGTCCTTGCACACTAAGGGTACTAATGAGTCCGCTCTCACTAAAAACGGGATTCTCCAACCTATTGTGGAAGCTTTCTACAAGGGACGAGAGGATGAAAAAGCTGGTTACGAGGTGTTCGTAGCCGATGAAGAACACGGTTTATGTGGCTTCATTGATAGATTACTAATCGTGGACGAGAAGAAGAAAATCTGTCGAGTTCAGGATTATAAAACTAACCACACCATTAACAAAGCGGAAACCATTAAAGCTCCGTTCAAGGGACAAGTCCCAAACACTACATTAGGCTCATATTGGTTGCAGTTAAGCTTCTACGCTTACATCTTGCAACTACACGGCTGGACAGTAGAGGGACTAGACATCTTTAACTGGGAAGACAATGAGTGGAAGCTTTACATGAACGATGTCATTGACATTAGTTCAGAAATAAAATAGGAAGGAGAAACAATAGTGGATAAAGACTATAAGATTATCTCTGTAGACCCACGGGCTGCCTATGATACACAGTACGGAACAATGCAACCTTACGCTCTTAAGCTTGAGGGTGTAGAAGGCTTTGTACAGTTGTCTCAGAAGCCAGAGACAGACGCTCCTCAAGTAGGTTCGACCATTCATGGTCATACCTATGAGCAAAACGGTCCACATGGTCCGTTTCTCAAGTTCAAGAAAGTAAACCCCGAATATGCAGGCAATGATGGAGCGTCCAAACCTTCGTCATCTGCTGACAGTGGGCGTATCCTAGAACTCCTAGAGGCTATTGCAGTTGCGGTCGACGCAGACGTAGCACCTAAGAAGGATACTATACTTGAAGACATTGATGACGGTCAACCAATCGACCTCAGCGAAATACCATTCTAAGAAAGTAGGAGTAGATGAACCAGAATCAAATCATAGAAGCCCTTGAAGCCGAAATTCAAAAACTAAACGAACACGCTATAGACGAGTTTTCTGGTGATACCCTTACAAGAATTGGTGTACGCCTTGCAGCTTATAAGGCAGGACTCGGTACTTACGTTGCCAACGCTAAGGCAGAGTCTCTTAGAGCTGATAAGGCATTCGCAGAAGCAAAAGCCAATGGATACCTCAAACTGAGGAATGACGGTAAAACGCAAGGAGACGCTGAACAGCTCCGAGTACTAGAAGCGTCGGCTGAGTACGATGTGCTCATTACCGCTAAACAAGCAGAAGATAAGCTCGTAGGGCTTTCGTACAACATTTCTGACTTGATTGACGCAGTAAAGAGTCGAGTCATTCATCAACAGATGGAGTTAAAGGAATCAACATCCTTTAATGGGTAACGCCACCAAAGGCTTCGCCTCAAACTCAGAAGCTCAACAAAAGTATGTATCTGCTAAAGGTGGACGGAAAAAAGTCCCCAAAGGTCTGAAACAGATGACCCAGGAGAAGGCACGAGAAATACAAAGGTTGGGCGGCTTGAGACGACAACAACAACTAAAGGAGAATAAGAATGTCAAAGATTCTATACCCAGTGGGAACGCAAGTGACCCTACGGAAGTTTCCTGAAGCTGGTGTCTTTGAAGTTGTAGACTACATTAAGGGTGAAAAATACCCTTACCGTGTAGAAAACGATGTAGAAGAAAACGGTTTCGCTGGAAAAAGCAAGTTCTCAGTGAAAGGTCTGAAACGGTATAACCCGACACAGGCTAAAGCTACGCAGACTGGTTCTGACGTTGCCTCACCGAAGCAAGCACCACATGTTCGTACAGCTACAGAAGTAGCACAGAGTATCGCTACTCCCCAAAAGGATACATACTCACGAGAAGAAGTTGATGTCTTAATGGCACAACAGTACGAAGACCTACTTAGCCTTGTCGCAACAGTTGATAAGGTAGCATACGAGGCTTTCCAAAAGTCTAACCGTATCGCTCAAGTAGTAGACACGAATTTCTGCCGTGTATCAAAGCAGTTCAAAACACTAAACCATGATGACGACTAGTCACAGAAAAGGAATTAAATAATATGACAACTATCCGAGAAAAAATCCGTTACGCAACACTAGCTAAAGACGAGCGAATCCTTCGTGAATCAGGAGTTCTTAGCGACTCAGGTAACTTGACCGATGTAGGTCGCCGTGTCCTTGCAGACGTACTGTTTGACAACAAGGAAACTCGTGCTGCTATTGTGAAGCTCGTAGAAGCTACACTCCCAAAAGAAAAATAGTCAGATACCAGTACATTCAGCTTTGGCAACGTGTAACACTAATCTTTAGTAGTTTACTTGTCCTAGCAGGTATTGTATCATTGATTCTATGGGTAAACGTACTAACGAATGGCTAAAAGTG